AACACTGGAATGTACAAGACAGAAGAGGAATACGCACCGGGTAAAAAAGTTTTTGTTGCAATGGTGGGAACAAGGGGGTACCTTGTCAGTTACTGGGATGGATTATTTCAAGAGGAGATTGAAGAATGAGTAACCATGAAAATGAAATGCTGAAAGAACAACTCTTTGACGAATGGCTGGAGCATCTGGAGTTGTTTGTTGGGTGGCCGAAAGGCGATCCTGAAACCTACAAAGAAGCTGCACGTAAAACCGAAGAAGAATGGCTGGAGATGAACAGATGAACCACGAAACTCAGGAAATCATTTCGAAACTACGGAAAGCAGGAGAAAAGATAGCAATGCAACACGCACATGGTAGCCCATACGATAGAGGATCAGCGGACAGATACTACAGCCGCAACTACAGCCCACATTGGTGGCCTAATGGAACCGGCAAGGGGTACAAGGTACCTCGTGAGATGATGACTGCGGCCCAGATTGCAGAGTATTTGCAGGGCTGGCGTGAACAGGAATACAGAAAGGATTGGGGCTAATGTTAGGAATAATGTGGAAGAAGATATGTAAGCATTGGAAAGTAGAGGAGCGTATATTCTTCTGTTGGATTATAGTTTTACTTGCTTATGTGGAGGTGTTCTTATGAAAGAGAAACATTTAGTTGCATACATGGAAACTGCCTACGCATTCGCTGAGTGTAGCACGGCACGGAGGTTGAAGGTGGGGTGTATCATTGTGAAGGACGAAAGGATTATATCCATCGGATACAATGGTACACCCTCAGGGTGGGATAACAATTGCGAATCTGAGATATACAGCACGAGTGTGGGCGATAATCCGAGACTAGTGACGAAGCCTCAGGTTCTACATGCGGAGTCCAATGCGATAGCCAAGCTTGCTAGGTGTACCGAGAGCGGAGAAGGCGCGACGATAGTGTGTACTCATGCACCCTGCATGGAGTGTGCCAAATTAATCTTGCAATCTGGGATCATCCGTGTTATATACTCAGAAGACTATAGAAGCACGGAGGGTCTGGAGTTCCTGACTCAGGGCGGTGTTAATGTTGTACAAGCTAAGATGGAGGTTATAGAAGCATGAATATATTCTACCTACACGAGAACCCGGAACGCTGCGCCGAGATGCACTGTGACAAGCACGTGGTCAAGATGATACTGGAGACTGCCCAGCTACTCAGCACAGCGCACCATGAGATCGACGGGGAGCCTAGTGTTGAGTGCTACAAAGCAACGCACAAGAACCACCCCAGCGCAGTGTGGGCTAGGGAAAACCGTAGCAATTACATATGGTTGTGGAACCTTCTTAATAGTTTGTGCAAGGAGTACACGAAGAGATACGGAAAGGTTCACAAGACCGAGAGGATCGGTATGGTGAGGGACTTGGGCAACTGTCCATATGAATTACGCAACGGTCCCTTCACTGAGCCACCCCAGTGTATGCACGACTACTGCAAGGTGCCTGAGAATACCATCATGGCGTACCGTAACTACTACATCAACGAGAAATCTTACATGGCCCGGTGGCAGTTTACATCAGAACCAATCTGGTATACCATCGGCATGGCCGCACAAATGAAGGAGATTGCATGATGCCTAAGAAATACAACTGGAGCTACGAAGAAAAGATCACCGCCGAGGAGTTTCTATTGCGACTTGTGCCTATGGTAAACGGTCCCGTTCAGACACTATGGGAGTGTGATGGGGATATGTTTATGTCTGACTACGCCGTGCTATGCGATGCAGCGGCACGTCTAAGGAACTACAAAGACCAAGTAAATGCTAAAGAAAAGGACAAGTAAATGCGATGTAAAATCTGTGATGTTAAACTAAATAATTCAGAATTACTTCGAAAGGATATCGAAGGTAATCACATGGACACCTGCAACAAGTGCATCGGTGCCATCTATGAAAACACGGATGAGTTCGATTTCATTCTGGATGTAAACTTAGTGGTTGACAAGGAGGAGGAAGAAGTATAGTATACTAAGGTATCCTAAGGAGATAGATTATTAATCATTAATGTTATTCTCCTTAGGATACTTAAGAAATCTGGGATGTCCCATAATTTAGAAAGGATTGGTTATGTCTATCAAAGATGGTCGTCGTAAGGCACCGAAGAAGAAGAACCCTGTCGCTCGTGACATGCACAAGTTCAACAAGCGGAAGGTCTTTCGTAGCCAGAAGAGCAGGCTGGTAACTGAAGCAATCGATGAGGAACTGAAGGAGTACATGAGAGGTGACTATGATGGATAGCGTATGGATTGTCTTCTCATATGACGGGTACGACAGTTCCAAGGTTCTCAAAGTCTTCACGTCCGAAGAGATGGCATTGGAATATCGGGACTACGTTACAAAGCTAGGAGATGAGAGGTGGAATGGTTTCTATGTTAAAAAGTTTTCGGTTGAGAAAGGTAGTTGACAATGGAATTTTTTTCCTGTAGTATAATGGGTGTAGTATGAACGCAATGTATGACACAATAGAGGAGTGTTGAATATGATTACAGAAGGAACAGTTGCTTTTTCGAACCTCGAAGAGACGGAACGCTACAACGGACAGGACACTGGGAAGTACTCCATCGTCCTCACGCTGGAGCCTGACGAAGCAGCCAAGCTGGCACAGGAGGGAGTCAAACTCCGTGAGTACAAGAACCAGCCGCAGCGCAAGTTCGTCACCAAGTTCTCTGGGTTCCCGGTGCTTGATGCGGACGGAGATCAAATCTCCAAGTACATTCCGTACGGCTCCAAGGTTCGAGTGATGTGGGAACCGGGCAAGCCCCACCCGCAACACGGCGTTGCTCCGTACTTCAAGAAGATCAAAGTTCTTGAGATGGCGGAACAAGTCGGAGCGGACGACGAGGACTTCTGATGGGGGAGTCCACCTTCATTGGCAAGGCTCCGTGTCCATCATGCAGGGAGAGTGGCGAGGACAAGTCAGGTGACAACCTCGCAGTCTACGATGATGGGCATGGGTACTGCTTCAAGTGTGGTCATGTGGTGTCGGGGGGATCAATCGATCCCTCCACACTACCCACAGAAAATCTGGGATCATCCCATAAAACGAGAGGACTAGAGATGGTTGGTGTATCAGGACCAATTAGTGACAGGAAGATATCCCAGCGGATCGTTGAGAAGTACGGCGTGACGCTGGAGCATGACAGAGAAACTGGTCAGACACTCAAGCACCACTACCCCTACCACGAACAGGGTGGTGATGTAGTCGGAACCAAAGTACGCAACTGCCCAAGCAAGGAGTTCTATACCACGGGCACATTGGAAGGCACTGGTCTGTTCGGACAGAATGTCTGGAGCAAGGGCGGTAAGTTCGTGACTGTTACCGAGGGTGAGATAGATGCTATGGCTGTGGCTGAGATGTTCGATGGGAAGTATCCCGTCGTCAGTCTGAAGCGTGGTGCAGCGGCAGCATCGAAGGACATCAAGGAAAGTCTGGAGTGGCTGGAGACGTTCGAGAAGGTAGTCATCTGCTTTGATAATGATGCGGCTGGAAAGAAAGCATCTCAGGAAGTGATGTCTATCTTCTCACCGGGCAAGGCCAAGGTGGTGTCCCTCCCGCTCAAGGATGCAGGAGAGATGCTACAGCGTGGTAAGGTGCAGCAGTTCGTGAAGTCATGGTGGGGAGCGGAGGAGTATAAACCTGCCGGTGTCATCTCACTGTCTGACGAGACTTGCTGGGATGCGTTCGTGAACCGTGGCAAGGCGGAGATTATCCCCTTCCCTTCCTCGTTTGGTACGCTCAACAAGATGATGAACGGTGGCATGGGGGCAGGGGAGGTGACCGTGATCGGTGCCTTAACATCTGTAGGTAAGACCACTTTCGTTACTAACCTGTTGTACGGTATGTACAAGGAGACGAACCGAAGGATCGGTGCGGTGTTCCTTGAGTCATCCATCGGTGAGACTACGGAGAACGTGGTCAGTGTCGTGGGTGGTGTGAACATCAAGCAGATACCGGAGGAGGAACGGGACTACAGTGGTTACCGTAAGTTCTACGAAGAGGTGAAGGAGAGCGACAGGATTCATATCGATGACCACATGGGATCATCTGACATTGACGACCTGTTCTCTCGTATGCGCTACCTCATCAAGGGACTAGACTGCGAAGTGATTATCCTTGATCCTCTACAGGCTGCGGTGCAGTCCAACGAGAACGGGTTGATCGATGACTTCATGGACAGGTGCCTGAAGATTGCCAAGGAAACCAACGCGGCTATCATCATCGTGTCCCATCTGCGTAAGCCTAGTGTCAAAGACCCTCACGATGTCAACGAGTACGACATGAAAGGGTCTGGGTCCATCAATCAGATAGCATTCAACACGCTGCTACTCAGCCGCGACAAGCTATCCGACGATGACTACACTCGTAACTGTACCAAGGTGCAGCTTGTGAAGTGTCGTCGCACAGGACGGACAGGACATGCTGGCTGGCTGTACTATGAGATGGACACAGGACGTATGGTGGCGGGTGCAGCACCTGAAGTGCATGAGGTTGCCGATGAAGAATTCTGATTTAGGAAAGCTTAATCGTTCCTTGTACATAAAGATGCGTACCAACTACGCCTGTGAGATATGCGGAGGTACGTATCCCGAGGAGGTTCTTGAGTTCCACCATCGTGATCCATCAAAGAAGGAGTTCGGATTGAAGTCTTCCAAGTGGAGGTCACACAGGTTGAACAAAGAACTCTTTCAAGAAGCAGCGAAGTGTGCTATACTATGTAGTAACTGCCACAGGTTAGAACACGTAGCTTTGAAAAACGGTGAGACACTGATCCATGACAAAGAAGCTTATACTCGATATCGAAACTACCGCTTTGCCCGTAAGCAAGGTATGGATGGTAGGTACGATGGAACTGACTACGAAAAGCAAGAGGAATTTTTTGAAACCTTATGCAGAAACTGCACAGATACAGGAGGATATTGATGATGTGGACATTGTTATCGGTCACAATATCATTAATTTTGATAGGCCCGTTCTAGAAGAACACCTTGGTATCTCGTTCGATAACGTACAGGTAATCGACACTCTGGTTCTCTCACGTCTGTTCAACCCACAGCTAGACGGAGGACATTCCCTGAGAGCATGGGGTGAGCGTCTTCACTTTGCGAAGGGTGACCACGATGACTGGACCAAGCTATCTGATGAGATGATTAAGTATTGTGAGCGTGACGTAGAGGTGACTGCCAAGTTGTACACTACCCTCTGCGAAAGGCTTGCTCAGTTTCCCGGTGAGTCCATCGAACTGGAGCATAAGGTTCAGGAGATCGTGTCTCAACAGGAACGCAAGGGTTGGGTGCTTGACCTTGAGAAAGCTTTCGATATCCAAGCACGTTTGAAACAGAGAAGTATGGAGGTTGAAGATGAAGTACATAAAAGGTTCACGCCGCTACCGGTATTTGTTAAAGAAGTCCATCCAAAAACTAAGAAGGACGGTTCCCTTAGTTCTGTTGGTCTTCGCTTTCTTGGGGATGATGTCGATACCGTTGGTGGCACATTTTCACGCATAGACTGGCCGGAGTTTAATCTAGGTTCACGCCAACAGATTGGTAGGCACCTGAAGTTCTACGGGTGGAGTCCCTCCTCTTTCACGGAGAAAGGACATGCCATTGTTGACGAGAGTATTCTATCTGAGGTGGACATACCCGAAGCCAAACTAATCGCTGAGTATCTACTGCTACAGAAGAGATCAGCACAGGTTCAGTCTTGGATAGAAGCGGTAGAGGAAGACGGCAGAGTGCATGGCAGGGTCAATACGATTGGTGCAGTCACGGGACGGATGACGCACAGTAACCCCAACATGGCACAGGTTCCTGCCTCTTACTCTCCGTATGGTACTGAGTGCCGGGAGTGCTGGACAGTACCGAAAGGTTTCAAGCTTGTAGGTGTGGATGCCGCTGGCTTGGAGCTTAGAATGTTAGCCCACTACATGAACGATGAGGAGTACACACATGAAGTCACGAACGGAGACGTACATACAGCAAACCAGAAAGCTGCTGGCCTTTCAACAAGAGACAACGCTAAAACTTTTATCTATGCTTTCCTCTACGGCGCAGGAGATGCCAAGATCGGAAGCATTGTCGGTGGTTCTCGAAGAGACGGAGCAGAACTTAAAGAAAAGTTTCTCTCTAACACACCATCTCTTCGAACTCTACGGGAACGAGTCATACGGGCAACCAAGCGGGGCCACCTCAGAGGACTAGACGGTAGACGATTGATAATCCGAAGTGAACACGCAGCCTTGAATACACTTTTACAGTCAGCCGGTGCAATAGTTATGAAGAAAGCATTGACAATACTGAATGAGTATGCTATCATACATGGTATAGACTACAGCTTTGTTGGTAATATCCATGATGAGTTTCAAGTTGAAGTTAGGGAAACTCAGGCAGAAAAGTTTGGATGGTTGGCAGTAGAGTGTATCAAGGCGGCGGGTGACAGGTTGGATTTGAGATGCCCACTGGACGGTGAGTACAAAGTCGGACACAACTGGGCAGCTACCCATTAATCTGGGACATCCCATAAAATAGGAGATTGAAATGAAAAGTATCGACACTCTCGTAGAAGATATCTATACCCTCATGAAGGATCGTAACTCTGACAAGGGTGTCGATGTTGAAGCTGAGATCGACAAGTTCGGTGAGGCAATGAAGGACATCATGCGTAAGGAGTTCCTTCCTACCTCCGGTCCCCGTGACGGACGTAAGCTTCGCCTCTCATCTGTAGGCAAGAACGATCTGGTCCAGTGGTTTGCATACAACGGCTACCGTGGTGAGCGTATCAAGCCCTACACCCTCATCAAGTTTATGTACGGACACATGATTGAAGAGATGCTCCTCCTGTTCACCCGTCTGGCTGGACATGAGGTGACCGATGAGCAAAAGGCTGTATCTGTCGGTGGTGTGGTGGGTCACATGGACTGTAAGATCAACGGCATTGTAACTGACGTTAAGTCCACCACCAAGTACGGACTCATGAAGTTCAAGGACCGTACACTAGCAGCCAACGATGACTTTGGTTATGTCGATCAGATCAAGGCGTATGCCCATGCAGAGGGAGAACGTAAGTGGGCATGGCTGGCAATGGATCGTGACAGCGGTAAGCTTGCTGTCCTTGAGTACGACCTTGATAACGAGGACGATCCAATGCACGAACACTTTTCAGAAAGCATAGAGGAAAGGATAGAACACGTAAAAAAGTGCGTAAAGCAGGAAGACCGACCTTCAAGATGCTACTCTCCACAGGAGGATGGGAAATCAGGAAACTTAAAACTCTGTACTACCTGCTCTTACTGCCAATACAAGAGAATTTGTTATCCAGAAGTCCGCGCCTTTCATACTGGCTCTGGTCCCAAGTTCTTAACTACCGTCGTAAACGTACCAAAAAATCGAAAGGGTAATGCCTACCCTGAGATCAACCTAGACCAAGAGGAGAACAACTATGATTGAATTTAAAGTAGTCAACACGCCCCGACATGATCGCTTTGAGGAGCAGATAACTGCACTGTTGAATGACGGATGGACTCTCCAAGGTAGTCCCTTCGTGTCTCAGACAGGCGGCATGACTCAGGCTCTGACCCGTGAAACCAAAGCTACTCGGTCTAAGAAAAGTGCCTCCGAAGTATCGGAATAACTTTGAGAAAACAGCGGGACTCCTTCTAAAGGATCACTGTAAGTACGAACCTGAGAAAGTCCCCTACGTCGTCCATCGGAATTACATCCCTGATTTTGTAGGTCGTAACGACAAGAACAGGATTGATATTCTAGTGGAAGCTAAAGGTTTCTTTAGAGTAGGGGACACTCAGAAATACAAAGCCATAAGGGACAGTCTCCCTAAGAAGAAGCAGCTAGTCTTCCTTCTTTATAACCCCAACAAGAAACTGAGGAAGGGTAGCAAGATGACGATGGCTGAATGGTGTGAGAAGGAGAAGTTCAAGTGGTATACCTTGGAGGATATTACAGATGCCTTTACCAATTAAAGAGTTTATTGAGAGACTATCAGAGGTAACTGATCCTCCTCTGTTGTGCGAGTTGCTGGGGTTGTCTAGTCAGGATATTCTAGAGAGATTCTCAGATGTTCTTGAGGATCGTATCGATGTTCTAAGAGAAATTTATGATCTTGACTTTGACGACGTTATGTTGTATAATAGGGAGTACGACGAATGAATGTTGAACTGATAGACAATATGGGTTCTGATCTCACTGTCGTAAATGCTGCCAGAGTTTCATTTGATAAAGGTTCCGAGTGGAACTTTTGGAATGACGATGGTGTCGTAAAAAAATACATGAAGCCTAAGGATGTTGATCTTATAGGTTACCTCGCCAAGCACAAACACTGGTCCCCCTTTAGCCACCCCCAGCTACAGTTTAGAATCAAGGCTCCCATCTTCGTAGCCAGACAACTGGGTAAGCATCAGGTGGGTCTAGCTTGGAACGAGATATCCCGTAGATATGTCGATACTACTCCTGAGTTTTTCTTTCCAGAGGTGTGGCGGAAATACTCAGAGGACAAGAAGCAGGGATCGTCCAATGAGATCATAGACATCAACCCTAAAAATCTAATGACGGACCCTTACCAATCGTCTGTTGATAGAGCGATGTGGACCTATGACTATCTTCTCGAAAAGGGTGTGTGTCCTGAGCAAGCTAGGATGGTACTACCACAGGCAGCTTATACGCAATGGTTCTGGACAGGTTCTCTTTACGCTTTCTCTCGTATCTGTAACCTGAGGATGGCCGAAGACAGTCAGAAGGAGACGAGAGAGATAGCCAAGGGTATTGACAAACACTGTGAAAAGTTGTATCCTAATAGTTGGACAGCCTTAAGAAGGAGTGAGTGATGAAACGTGATGATATATTAGAGAAAGCTAAGGAACTGATTAACGGAGATCGTAAGAAGGACTATGGTGATGCTTGGTTAAATCATAAGAGGATTGCAGATTATTGGTCCAACTATTTTGACGACGAGGTAAAATTTACACCGACTGACGTAGCTGTTATGATGATCTTGGTTAAGATTGCCAGAGTTCAGAATTCCTGCACAGACGATAGCTTTATAGACATATGTGGATATGGCGCTATTGCAGGAGAGATTTCTCAAATTATGGATTGGAAGTAAATCATGGAAGAGTATATAGAAGAAGCTTACTTCAAGGCTTTGGTAGACGAAGGACTAGACCCTGATGTTCTGTGCTTTATAGAAGAGATGGCAGCAATAAACCACAGAACAGTTACTTACTTTATCATGGAAGCTCTTGAAGATTTCAAAGCACACTTGGATCAAAATGAACAATTCTCAGAAATCACTTTCACTTCACACCACTGAAACTAAAGTATGCTTAGGCATATGCAAGCTTGAAGGGGATGTCTGCATAGGGTGTGACAGAACCATCGAAGAGATTAAACGAAAAGGAGAAAGCCAGATATGTACGGAAGAAACTCAGTAGGACCACTAGTCAAACCATGTGACGATCTTCACGCTATGAAGTATCGTCTTCAGAACGAGAGCTTTGAAGAAGCCATTAACAGACAAGCAGGAGTAATGTCGGATGATGAAGAACATCGTAGGGCGTATAAAGAGATCACTATGGACATGCGGTTCCTCGCTGCTGGCAGAGTCCAATCTGCTATGGGAAGTCCGAGGGATGTTACGGCGCTTAACTGTTTCGTCAGTGGAACAATTGAAGACTCTATGGACTCTATCATGCAGAGAGCTTCTGAAGCGGCTGAGACAATGCGTCGCGGAGGTGGGATTGGCTACGATTTCTCTATTATTCGCCCTCGCGGTTCTCGCATTGTATCTCTTGATAGTTCTGCTAGTGGCCCTGTATCGTTCATGCACATCTTTGATGCGGTATGCAGGACGATAGTATCAGCGGGTCACCGTCGTGGTGCCATGATGGGTATGCTTCGTGTTGATCATCCAGACATTGAAGAGTTTATCCGTGCTAAGAAGAACGACAAAGACCTGACCAACTTCAATGTCAGCGTGGCTGTTACCGATGAGTTCATGAGGGCGGTGGAGAAAGGTGGTAGCTTTGATCTCCAGTACAGAGGTGAGAAGTACCGTACCATCGATGCTCGTATGCTGTGGGATGAGATCATGCGTAACAACTGGGACTGGGCAGAGCCGGGTGTGATCTTCATTGATCGTGTCAACGAGGACAATCCTCTGAACTACTGTGAGACTATCGCAGCAACCAACCCCTGCGGAGAGCAACCTCTGCCTCCCTACGGTGCCTGTCTTCTTGGTTCATTCAACCTTGTTAAATATGTTGAGGATGGGAAGTTTAACTTCAACAGGATGAAGGCTGATATCCCCCATGTGGTACGTGCTATGGATAATGTCATAGACCGTACTAAATATCCCCTTGAGGAACAGCATAAGGACCATCAGGATAAGCGTCGTATGGGTCTGGGTATCACTGCCCTAGCAAACACCTTCACCCTTCTAGGGATGTCCTACGGCTCTCCTGAGTCCATTCAGTTGACGAAGAAGATCATGAAGACACTGACCTACACAGCCTATGAGGCAAGCTCTGATCTTGCAGTAGAGAAGGGATCGTTTCCTCTGTTTGAGGAAGAGGGTTATATGGCTAGTGGTTTCATCTCTCGACTGCCTAAGGACTTGCAGGATAAGATACGGAAGCAGGGTATTCGCAATAGCCACCTGACTTCCATAGCACCCACAGGTACGATCAGCTTCTGTGCCGACAACGTGTCCAGTGGTATTGAACCTGTGTTTGCCTATGAATACGACCGCACAGTTCAGCTACCCG